AGTATCTCCTTAATCAGCTTCAACCATGATTCTCATTGATTTTTTTGGCGAAGCCTGCTGCAAAGGCACTGAACTTCTGGAAGGCTGGTATTGGTATGAAGACGATGGGGAAGAAGTGGGAGGACCTTTTGAAGATGAAGAAGATGCTATTCTTGCTGCTGAATTGGGAATCACTTGGGCCGACTATGAACGCTAAAAAAAGCCGGGCAAGACCCGGCTGAAGCTGTATTGGATCCGGCTGAAGCTGTATTGGATCCGGCTGGAGGCGTATTGGATCCGGCTAGCTTTGTATTGTTGTTGCGAAGAGTTCTCAATTAGCATGTCGTGCTAGATTTTTAGCATCTAGCATCTCGCGCTAAATTCTTAGCATCTCGCGCTAAATAGCCTCTAATGCTAGACCTTTAGCATCTCGCGCTAGATTTCTAGTATCTAGCATCTCGCGCTGGGTTTCTAGCATCTCGTGCTAGCCAGCACTTGGCGCTTAATTTCTAGCATCTCGTGCTAGCCAGCATTTCATGCCAGGCCTTTAGCATCTCGTGCTAAATAGTCTGGCCGCACTGATTGCGCCTGTTAAGTAATACAAACCCGCGAGCGGTAGCTTGTGATGCCTACTCGTGCGGCGAGGTTTGTGATGCTTACTCTCCCGCGCTAGGTAATGCTTACTTGCTGCGCCAGTAGGCAGCAGCAGTCGCGCCAGTATTTGCGCCATTAAATGATAATGTTTCACTTTGTAACGCTGTCCGCGATTCTCACCTGTCCTATGGTATGGGCCGCAAATGTTGCCAAATGTTGCGGCGATGTTTGACAGGATGACCGCCGAAATGGTACGCGTGCGCATTCTTTATTCTCTGGCGACTTCGCGCAGCATCGCGTGGCCTAGTACCATGAATCAACGTTTCGCGATAGTGGACGGTTTCCTGAACTGTCCACTAGACAGCAGCGTTGAAATTCGCAAGAATGCACCTATCGGAGTGATCCGATCAATCTCGCGAACTTTCAAAATGCAAAATGCAATTACCCTAGGCTATTGGCCAATCCGGCTCGATGGCCGCATGGCCGCCCATCCTGTGTGGACAGGCCCTGTCCTGCCAGGTGAGCCAGACAAGCGGCCACAAGCGGCCACAAGCGGCCACAAGCGGCCAACCCTACCGGGCGAGCCAATCGCCTGAATTCTTAAAGATTTCGATCCTTCATTCTCACAAAATCATGCAGACTACCATTCAAAATCCACGCGCCAAAATGCCTACCGATTTGGCGGCAATTGCTAAACAATACAGAATCACTTACCGCGACTTGCTCTCAACAAATCCCAAAACTGAGAAAAGCAAAATTCAAACTTACATCTTACACTTGGCGCCTCACAACATTTCGGGCGTGAATGTTTGCCCTGGTGCCGGTAATTGCGCCAAAATCTGCCTACATTTTGCGGGCAATCCTGTCTACATGAACAACAAACAAGCGGCGAGAATCCGCCGGACCCTGGCCTATGCATCAGATCCCAAACGGTTCGCTAGGTTAATTGTTTGCTCTATTCTTGACAAAATAAATAAAAATCCCGGTGAAACAATTGCGCTACGTTTAAACGGCACTTCAGATATTGCATGGGAGAATATAGACTTTCATATTACGCCAGCATTTGCTACATTCTGCCGCGTTAAATTTGGCCATGATTTGCCTATTGGCCAGCGTAACATTTTCGAGATTTTTAACTACATTTCAGCCAATGGCGGTCCGTTGGTTGTGTTTTATGACTACACGAAGATCCGCCGCAATTGGGCAGAATGCCAGCGCTTGGGCTATCACTTGACCTTTAGTTTTGACGGCCACAACAACAAACAAAACGCAAAGATTGCCGCGTCTGCCATCATGGCCGGCGTGAATGTTGCCGCAGCGTTTAACCTTAAGCGTGGCCAAAATCTCCCCCATTTTGTGCACTATCAGGGCCGCAAATTCGCAGTGGTAGATGGGGATTTGTCAGACTATCGGCCCGGTGATCCCCAGGGCTACAGAATCATCGGGCTCCGCTTTAAACTGCCGCACGGTCTCAAATACACTGAAGCCCAGAGAACCGCGTTTTGCATCGCCTGATCATGAAAACATTTTCCGGCCCTGGTCTCACTGATGCCCGAGACTACCTAGGCAGATTGTTAGACGCTGAAGAGACACAATCGAACTCCTTGGAGTTATGGTATGAAATGGAAGCTCTGAGAGACTACATCCAAACACTAGAAAATGCAGAAAATCTAGACTAGGTTGCGAGACAATCAGGGCCGGCGTTACAGTCCGGCCCTTACAATTAGGCTAGGGAAGAGACAATTAGCCTATTGAAAGCGATTCTCAACAAGCTCCAACGTTACAAATTGTGAAACAGTAGCAACCGATACAGACACAGAGCAGTAGCGCGTGATACCAGATCGCGAAAGCGCGGGGATACCCCTTCCAAATGCGACGTAATTTTTCATCGAGTTTTCATTTTTATTTGCATTGTCAATAATCGCCATTTATTCGCAATACAAACATTTACAAGCAATTTAGTACGATGTTCGTAAGTTTACGAACGTGCTCGTAAAGTCAATGGCGACTGACCGAACGATTGCACAATTACGAACTGTAGTGAGGTCACTACGGTGTGCGAAGGATGATAACAATGCAATAAGCCACTGCTAAGAGAACTATGGCTAAGCCAATATTTACTGACCAAACGATGTCTGTCATTTTCTTTGCCATAGGAAGGCCGCTACGAGATGGTAGCTCCCTTAAGGAGCGTTGTTCAAGCGGCCTTTTCTTCTGTCTTTTCTATTGATTTATTTCTTTTTGATTGCTTGGGCGTGTGCGAGCATAGTTATAGCAGCTTCTAGTGCTCTCGCGAAGAAGATTATTGAATGGTGGTTGGTTAGGAAGGAGCCCTTGGCTTCGTAGGCGCTTGAGGCTCTGCTCGTAGGGCTCCTTGCAAAGGCTTCCTAGAAGAAAGTAAGCAGAGGAGGGTGGTGGAGCAGAGCCGCTTTGGCCGGAACGCTTGGGGCTCCTGAGCGAGCGGCTCGCGGAGGATGCTTAGCTGCTGCGTAAGTATCCTGAGCGTGTGCATCGCCTTTACCCATCGTAAATCACAGTATCATGAGACGCGAGTGAGATTTAAATGAGACTCTAGTTATAGCCTGAAAGCTGGTAAATATGCCAATTAACAAACTGGCTAAAGCTATGATTTGGGCATGAAATACTACGACCCTCAAGAAACCACGCTGATTGTCACGCAAGTGTGGAAAGTCCACATCACAGCACGTCGTTATTTCAATAAGTGCATTACGGAGATCAAGGAGAAGCTCCAACCAGAGCGTGATTGCATTTGGAAATCGTCTGTAGGCAAATACGATGGTTACCAAGCAGACCTCGCTTCCTTTTCCATTGACCCTGCCCTTGACTCTGCCCCTGGTTTTGCCTATCCTGACTGGTGATCGCCTCTCCCCTTCCCGTGGACTCTTCCTTCAATGCCTTTAGCAGGGTTGTCACCAAGCACGTCCTTGGTTCTCAAGAGCAGTTCAACGAACTGAAAAAGCGCCTTGCCATGTGCGAACATGCCACGAGCAAAACAGGAGCAGCAGCCCTTGGCTACCTGATTGCAATGGAAGAAAAAGAGAATACTCCCAATATTTACGACCAAGTGTTGTATGAAGTGGAGAACTATGGAGGGGACAGCATGGCTCGCACTGACGCAATTTTTGCCGCCATTTATAAATGGTTAAATCCCATCTTTGAACGACAGGGCTTTGATGAAGAAAGCGATGCAAGAGAAATACTGGCCGATGCGTTCCATCAATACATGCCTTAATAAGTAACAAGCGTTACTACATTTTCTCGTCCATTGTTCTTAGCCTTCTGTAAAAGCAGGAGGTTTTTTTATGGGCTTTGATGATCTACCTTGCCCGTTTATGGTGGGCGCGATAAAGGTTTGGCCATGTGCTAGCAGGCCTGGTTTCAAGCATTTTATTGCTTATGAAGGGAAGCCCTATTATTTTCGCAGCAAGCAAGAGGCCCTATTGTTTGCAAGGGATGCTCAAAGCGGAAATGATCCTGAAGGGCTGTGCGATTGAGGCTAAACTAATCACTGATCGTTCGGCCTGCTTGGAGCAGGCTTTGTTGTCTCATGATTCTCAAAGAAGGCGCAAGGTGCGAAAAAATTGCTCGCACTGGCAGGGTGGAGAGCTGGATGGAAGATGATGATGGTCGTCTTCCCGTGAGTTGCACAGTATTTGCCGTAGAAGATTCAATGGAGGGAGAAGATGGCATTGAAGCATCTTGGAAGTTTGTTAGCCATGGCCTGCGCAATGGTGCGGGCGTCGCTATTCATTTGTCTTCTTTGCGTGAAAGGAGTGCTGAAAATGGCAAAGGACTTGTAGCTAGTGGTCCCGTAAGTTTTGGTAAAATTTATTCTGCATTAAATGAAATCTTACGACGGGGTGGAAAATATAAAAATGGGGCTGTAGTGTTGCATCTTGATTATGACCATCCTGATGCCATTGAATTTATTAATGCTTCTCGTCAAGAACTGCCATGGGTGAAGCGTTGTTTAAATGTGGACAATAGTTTTTTGGACAATAGTTCTCCTGAACTAATTGATGCTTTGCTGAAGGGCATTGGTTCTGGCGACATCTGGCTTAATAAAATTCGTTATGACGATGAAGGCCAGCGCATCCGTGCCAATGTTTGCTTGGAAGTGTATTTGCCCCATCGTGGCACTTGTCTGCTTCAGCATGTGAATATGGGCGCATGTGGTCTGTCTGATTTGTCTGAAGCCTTTGTGGAGGGCATGAAGCAGCTTTGTGAGCTGCATCCTCGTACGGGCGTGGGCGACACTGATGAATATCTGCCGCCTGTCATTGACAAACAAGTGGGACTTGGCATGCTTGGCTTAGCTAATTTCTTGGCTGCCGAGGAGGTATCGTATGAAGATTTCGGGAAAGCTTTAGAAGCCTATTTAAATCATGATGCTTCTGACTGGCAAACTATTTGGCATGACACGCATGCTGGTCATATTGTTTGGCTGCTTGATATTGCCATTGAAGATTCAGCAGAAGTAGCTCGTGCTCATGGCATGAAACGAGCTTTTTGCATTGCCCCCACAGCCTCCTGCTCTTATCGTTATTTAGACAAGAAAGGCTTTACGACCACTCCTGAAATTGCCCCTCCAGTGGGACGCTTAGTGGACAGAGACTCTGGCACATTTGGAGTGGAGAGCTTTGACTACGGGGAAGTAGAAATCGCTGAAACCGTTGGCTGGGACAACTATTTCCGTGTGGCAAATGGCATTGTGGCTCTCTATCAGCAAACGGGTCTTTTCCATGGCTATAGTTTTAATAGTTGGAGCGATGTAGTCGTTTATGACCGCCAGTTCCTGAAAGATTGGCTTGATTCTCCTCAGACTAGTCTTTACTATTCGTTGCAAGTGTTGCCTGACACCCAACGAAAAGACGATGCTTTTGCAGCGCTAGATGACGATTTCAAGAGCATGTTTGGCCTCGATGACAACGAGGTTAAGGGGGATGCTGTTGCTTGCGACATGACTGCTGGCTTTTGCTCCAGTTGTGCTGAATAGTTTCTTTCCCATTGATTCTTTATTGAGGGCCGCCTGTCGGCCCTTTCTTTTCCTCCGCTTTATTAAGAATGATTGCCACTGTTGAGAACTCGCCCTATTTGTCCACCATTGCTAAAAAGCGTCCTTGGCAGGCCGTGCCTGTGGGAAAAGGAAATGTTGCTGAAGGTTCAGAAGAAACCATTTTTAAAGCTTTGGCGCTGCGGCATTTAGAAATGCCCGTAAAGGAGCTTTTGGAGCAAGGCATGGCTCGTGAACTGCCTTCCACTCTTGGTGTGATTGAGGCATTGCGTTCCAATCAGGAAGATGAGGAGCGCCATGACCAGGCTTTGAATTACATTGCCATGGCTCATGGCACTAATGCAAAGGCTGAGAAGGAAGTGATGAGCATTTTAAAGGCATGGATGGAGCATCCTGCTCACCCCATTCATAAAGCTTCCATTTTGGAGCGGAGTATTTTCTTTGTGGCATTGCCGTTCTTTCGGCAAAATGGCGACATGGGCATGCGGACGGTTTCGGCGGATATTAGTCGCGATGAGCGCGTGCATACGGCCATTCATGGCATGGTTGCCAAGGAACTGGGTGAAGAGGATTCGCATAGCCTGAATAAGCTTCGGGCAGCTACTGCCGCATGGTTGTTTGAAAAGCTTGGCCGAAGCACTGTGCAATGGCTGAACAAGGATTTCTGGCTGCGACAGTCGGAGTCGTTGTTCTTTACGGGCAAGGCTCCTGAGATGGCTGCCACGCGCAGCAGCAGGCAAGTGGCGTTTTTTGAAAGCCCCAACTACGATCTGCCTTCTTACGGGCGGGAATGATAAACTAGGGGGCGCAAGCTCCCTTTCTTATGAGCGCCTTCGTCATTGGAGACACCCACTGGGGACACGCCAAAAGCTTGTCTTTTATTCAGCCCGATGGTTCCCCATTGCGTCCTTTTAATTCTGTTGAAGAGATGGACGAAATTATGGTGGAACGATGGAACGCAGTGGTGCGTCAAAAAGACACTGTGTATCACTTAGGAGATGTAGCCATCCCTCGCAGAAGCTTAGCCAACTTAGCCAAATGCAATGGCAGAAAAATTCTCATTAGAGGCAATCACGACACGTTTAAGCTCAAAGACTATGCTGAACATTTTGAAGACATTCGTGGTGCTCATTTCCATCAGCCAGGATCGCTAATGCCTGGTGGCATAGTTTTCACGCACATTCCAGTGCATCCCGATAATTTGCAAGGACACTATCGTGGCAATGTGCATGGCCATTTGCACTGTCATTTAGCGATAAAAGATGGACAGGCAGATGGAAGGTATTTTAATGCCTGTGTAGAAAGAAATAATTTTTCTCCAGTACCATTGGAAATGGTCATTGATTATTTCCGTTCTAATGGACGAGCGCAGGCGGACGTTCAACACGCCCATTAGAGAGCCATGGAATCCAGTGATTCATCAATTGCTAAAAGCAGTTGATGAACACATGCGCTTATATTTTCTCCATCGCGACCCCTGGCATTTGGAGAAAGCTGCAATGATCCGCAACTATTTGCATGAATTAAAAACTTACATTCACCGCAAAGAAAAATAATCTTTTCTTAATAATTAGTGTATCCGCAGGCGAATAATTGAGAAACGGGGCAGGCATAGCATTAAGAAAAATAATTTTGTATCAATGACTACACTTGTGTATCGCGGCGTCCCCTATTCTTTAGAGGCAGAGCATGAAGCTTTTTCACAATGGTGGCGATGGGTGCATCGTCCAGCAATGTGGCTTCAATATCGAGGACAAAAATATCGCCCCTGTCAAATTGACAAGAGCGCCTGGAAATAGCGGATACCCCTGGTCAGAGTCGAACTGACACTGTACGGAGCTTAAATCCGTTGCCTACTGCCTATTGGGCTACAGGGGCAAATGGGGCAGAGTTTCGTCGCAATAGACGATCAACTGGTGCGGCCAGTGCTCTGCCTTGATTTGTAGAGGTGCTTCAACTCACCTCTGAGCGAGAGTCCAGAACAACGACGGAACCCCCGTTAAAAGCCAGCATTGACGAGGATACTGGCAACCATTGGCCAATGGGCTCCTGCAGGAAGCTTTCAAAGTTTAGCAGCGCCAGCTCCAGAATACAACAGCTCCCTCTAGGCAAAGTTGCTTATGTACGCGCCGTGCTTCATGGAGGGGCACCACTATTTCCTTTGTTTGCCCATGGAGGATGAACAACAAGCCAACCATGGCTATACATCGTATATACGGCACCTGGCCAAGCTTGCATCAGCCCTGCATTCAGCTTCCCACCATTGCTCACTATTGTGCTCCTTGCTCAGTGCATAGTATTCTTCCATGAAGAGCACATAGGCTTTCCCGGCAAGCCGCCTGTCCTCTTCTGAGGAGCTTGGCTCCTGCATGGCATACGCCGCTTCAATCGCTGAATGGAACGCTTCTTCAGCCGCCTTAGAGAGAGCCATGGGAAGCAAGCAGGAAAGCTCAGTCTACGCCATCTTCTTCTTTCATTGTTCGCTGATGCTTCAGCAAGCGTTGAAACTTTTTCAACCGTGGCAGCAACGATGGCTGGTAAAAATGGTCAGCCGCTAATAACTGCAAAGCTGTTTGTCTATCTGCCTCTAGAAGAGCAATGAGATAAGAGGCTTCTTTAGAAGATAGTTCAAACGAAGTCATTTTTCACGAAAGCAGGAAAATGCCAATTGTTGAAAATTCTAATGACAATCAGCGAATAAGTCCTTCCAGCCAATTTAAATCATCTTCCTTGGAAGCTTCAAGAATGGCAGCAGCAAGAGCAAAGCAGAAGTCGTCCACACCACTTTCTTTACCACCAGTTACTGACCATTGTCCACTTTGTCTGTACAGAACGTTGAGGTTTTTGAGCTGACGAATGGCACGATCATGAGGATAGATGTCCACTAAGCCAGCATTAAAGAGTTCTTTCATTTTGCTGAAAGCTTTCATCTTGGTGCTTACTGACCAAGTGAGTTCTCTAATGGGGAAGTCAGCATTGAGGCTTTGGATGGTGGCAGAACTGTTGAACTGGTCAAGCACAATACTGTCAAATTGATAAATTTTATGGTGCTCTCGTATCCAATCTTCTACGGCTTGAACACTCACTTCCTTTTTCCCATTGATCTCAAAATCAGCCATAAAAAGGTGAAACTTATCCACCACTAAAGTTTCTTTTTCAAAATGCACAATACAGGCCACATATTCGTCTCGCCCCACGCCACCACGAGCAGGGTCTAGCGCCAGCACATACTTGCCCATGAATTCCCGAATTGGGAGGAGCATGCCTCGTTCTTTATTAATAGCTGCATCCACCACTTCTGAAGCCAGCAATGCTGATTTATTACCCCTGAAGCGAGCGCCATATTCAGTCCAAAACTTGTCTTCGTCTCGCTTTTGTTCTGCTTCTAAGAATGGACAGCCCCATGGGAGGTTTGGGTTGATCTCCCACGTTGGGATGTTCTTGGCTTGCATAAACGGAAATTCTCCGCTTTCAGCCTCTTTAAAATGTTCATAAAACAATCCATCTGTCAGCCAAGGAGATGACAGTTCCAATATGCGACCATTTTCTCCAAATTGAGCAATGGACGGCGAGAGAGCATCGTAAATAGCTTTAGCGCCACGGTTGGCATCGCCTTCAAGCTGGAAGGCCAGCTCGTCAAATACGCACATCACTACTGCCTTACCCCGTGATGCACGAGCAGAAGCAGGAATGGCCTGGAACACGCAGCCATTACTAATTTCAATTTCAGTGGCAGTTTCTCTGGTGATTTCCGTGCCAAGGGGACTGTCTAGCACTAATTGACGAATGTTGTTTAGGGCAATCTTCGCCTGCTGCTGATCGTTAGCAATAGTAACGATGTACCATTTCTCGTTCTTTCGTACTTTGCGCTTGTAGCTGCTTTCTAGAACGAAGCAGGCATATACGGCTGCAATAGAAGCCATGAGAGTCTTGCCAGAGCGCCTACCAAGAGCCCAGCAAGCATGGCTTTTCCCGCCCCCGAAATACTCATCAAGGATTTCCTCTTGCTTTGGCCATAGTGGAGTATTTAATACGTGCTTGGCAAAGTCAGAGCATTTGAGCTTTGGCATAGTCTTCCCTTAGGCTATTCATGGAAAAAAGAGCCTCCTTGGGCACAAAATACGCAGGGCGTCCGCGAGCAGGATCTGCCCAATATTCTTTTTTCATTGCCTCTCTTCCAAGGCACCAACCATGAATGAGAGTGGTTTTGTCTTCAATGGTAACGAGGACAAACCTCTTAAAAGGATCTTCGTTTTTTTGAACGATTAGATCGTAGTGCGATTTTGATCTGGTTTTAACATCAATACCCGGCAAGTCATCACTTCCCCGCCTGGCTTCCGTCTCTTTGTACAAATGCTCCTTCATTCCTAGATATGACGCCACAGCCATTTCCCCTGCAGCGCCAAGTAAATGAATGTCCAAAGCCTTACTGCCGCGCCAAGCCCCACCATTTCGCCCACGAAGGCCCTTGGCTTCATTTACGCCTTGCCTTCTCAGGCCTTCTTCCATCGCTAGTTTCCGTTCTTCGTCAGAGAAGACAAATTCAATGGGGGTGGGCATAAACAACAGAAGATCAGGCACATCTTAGCCACTGTTAGCATGGTGTCAATACCCATCATGCTGAAAAATGTCGGAAGAGCTAGTTGATCTTGGTCACAATGGCAATGAAGGCCTGCGAGTGGACGGGCTCGTAAACGCTCTCACTGGCATGGGCACCCGAAGAGATAAGAGCCAATACACCGGCTCCACTCCCATCGTTTTTCTCGCCCAAGAAGAGCTTGAAAACCTTTATAGCGAGTGGATTCCCAAGCGCATCGTGGACATCGTTGCTGAGCAGTCCACGCGGAAAGGCTTCAAAGTGTTATTTGGCGGAGAGGGCGCAGCGGCGGAAGAAGTGACGGGCATTGAACAGGTGATTGAAGACTTATACATCCTTGAAAATCTCGGCTTGGCTTCCAAGAATGCCCGCCTCTTCGGCGGCGCTGTCATTCTTCTTTACATTGACGATGGGCGGTCTGCTGATCAGCCTGTTGACTATAGAAATATTCGCTCCATTGAAGGCATGGAAGTGCTAGATCGTTGGCAGATTGCGCCAATGATTAACGAAGATAGCCTCTACGATTATTCCAAGGCAACGTATTATCAAATCATTTCTGGCGATCTAATTAGGCAGCCACAATTGGTCAACATTCATAAAGACCGTATTCTCAGGTTTGACGGCGAATGGTTGCCTTATCGCATTCGACAGAGAAATTATGGGTGGGGAATGAGCACGCTGCAAAGCGTGTACGACAGCTTCCGCTTTTATTCCACTGGCATTAGTTCTGCTGCAACTTTGCTGACAGAATTTGATATTTTTGTGCATAAACTTCGCGGTCTTTCTTCTATGCTTGCCGCCGGCAAAGAGAAGGACGTGCGTGATCGCCTTGTGCTCAATGATATGAGCAAAAGCATTTATCGCGGTTATGCAATTGACGCAGAAAAAGAAGAGCTTGAATTTATTAGTCGCAACTTTGGTGGCGTTGGTGAAATCCTAGAAAAGCTTCGCATTGATATTATTGGCGCTTCTCAGATTCCCCATACTATTTTATTTGGTGAGAGTCCTGGAGGCCTGGGCTCTACTGGCCGGAGCGAGGAGCGTGATTTTGCGAAGCACCTTGGTGATTATCAAGCTTCTCACTACAAGCGTCCGCTGCATCATTTAATGAAAATGATCATGCTCAGTAAGGACGGCCCGACTAATGGGCGGCTGCCTGAGTCATGGCGGATTAAGTTTAATGATCTCTTTGAACTAAACGAGCGCGAAAAGGCTGACGTGCGTGCGCGTGTAGCAGCCGTTGATGGGCGCTACATCCAACTTGGCGTGCTCCATCCGCAGGAAGTGGCAGATGCTCGCTACGGAGGCTCTGAATGGTCAATGGAACTCACTCTTGACCCATCGCTCCCTCGTGAGCTGCCCCAGCAGGGAGGGCAAATGAAAGTGCCTCCTGGCGGACGCGATCCGTTGAACGAAGAAAATGGCACGCTTCCCATGGACGGAAGCCGTGAAGTGGAAGATTCTGCTGGTCTTTATCTGCCGGGCGATTTGGAGCACGAGCGTGGCGATGTGAAATTCACTGACGAGGCTCTGCATAGTCGTGCAGTGGCCGCAGCAAAGGCAAAGTTTAAGGTGTGGCCGTCTGCTTATGCCAGTGGCTATGTGGTGCAGCAGTACAAGCGCATGTACAAAGAAAAGCATGGTTCCACCGCTGGAGCCTTTAAGGGAGACTCTGGCGAAATCCACGCCGACGACCTTGACAAATGGTTCAAGGAAGAATGGGTGAGGATTGGTGCCAATGGGGAAATTATGGGGCCATGCGGAGGACGTGGTGAAAAGGAAGGTAAGCCCAAGTGCCTCCCTAAAGCCAAAGCTCAAGCCATGTCAAAGGAAGAGCGTCAAACCATCGTAGCCCGCAAGCGTAAAGCTGACCCTGACCCTGAACGGAAGGGACCAGCAAAGCTTGTTAGTAGCAAAGTGGATGCCATTGATCCCATGAAAGTAGAAGGACTAATGCTTGCTGGCATTGATGAGGCTGCATTCATCTCAGACGAGGACATTGAAAATGCCATGAAAGAATGGAAGGAAGAGGCTCCAGCGCAGTTCAAAGAGCTACTAGAGGCCGACAATGCTGAATAACTTATCCTCTTTCAGCAGCGTCATTTTGTCCAGCAGGATGGACGCTGAATGGTCGTATGACCAACGTAGTGGACGTTATCGCAATGAGAAAGGCCGCTTTCTCAGCAAAGCTGCAGTAGGCATGCTGATTGATGGTCGCATTGATAAACTAGAAACGCAACTCAAGCGTTTTACGAGGATGTTAGGCGATGGTTCAATTACGCTTGATCAATGGCAAGATAGTGTCCGCGAAGCAATTAAAGCGGGTCATATTCAAGCAGCGACTATTGGCTATGGCGGACGAAGTAAGATGGGCAGTGCGGAATATGGCCGCATCGGTCAGAGGCTTCGTTCGGAATACACTTATCTTCAGGGCTTTGTACGTGACCTTTTGGATGGGCGTGTTTCTGCTCCCATGGCTATTGCTCGTATCGGCCTTTACGCTCAAAGTGTTCGTGGATCTTATTGGCAAGGTACGGAACTGCGCGAACAACAACGTGGGTTTTCGTTGATGCGACGCATCTTGGACAACCAAGCCGTGCATTGTCAGGATTGCCTTAACTATGCCTCTCGCGGAATGGTCCCCATTGGAAGCCTTCCACTTCCTGGTGTGCGCTGTGAATGCGGAGCCCGTTGCAAATGTCGCGTTGAGTATTTCAGGCAGCAGGCGCCAGTGGTGCCCGTTTAATTTTGCCACTATCATCAGACAAGATTCGTTTTTCTAGTGGCAAAAATTCTCTACGCAGGTGATGCGTTTGTCCAGACTGGCTTCGGGCGAGTAGCAGAATATCTCCTTCCCGCTCTAGCAAAGGAGCATAAAGTGCATGTGCTCGCGACAAACTGGCACGGTGATCATGACGACGAAGCCGTTAAATACAAAAGCTATCCTGCGATGGCACACGGCTCCGACCCGTTTGGTTCCCATCGCATTGCAGAACTGGTTCAAACCATCAAACCAGACCTTGTGTGGGTGACAAATGATCTATGGGTGGGTATTAATTTATGGCAAGCGGTGAAGGCATTCAAGGAAAGCATCGGTTTTAAATTTTTTGTTTACACGCCCATTGATAGTTACGGACTGTTCCCAGAATTAAACGAATCCGTAAGCGAGTGGGACGGCCTTGCCACCTACACGGAATTTGGGAAAGAAGAACTTATCAAGATGGGCTACGAAAAGCCCATCCACGTCATTCCGCATGGAACTGATTTCACTAAATTCTTTCCCATTGACCTCCTGGAATGCCGAAAGGAACTTGGCGTGCCAGAAGATGTGTTTATTGTCTTCAATGGCAACAGGAACCAGCCGCGTAAGCGCATTGACCTGACCATTAAGGGGTTCGTTGAGTTTGCCAAGGATAAGCCTGATGCCCGTCTATGGCTCAATATGGGCGCTAAGGACATGGGCTGGGAGATTATTCCACTGTTCAAGCGGGTGGCTCGTGACGCAGGGTACGACGCTGCTGGCAAGCTTATTCTTACGAGCCCACATTTCTCCACACAGAATTGCCTTCCCATTGAAAAGTTAAACAAAGTGTATAACGCAGTGGACATTGGCCTCAACACTTGTATTGGCGAAGGCTGGGGCCTGGTTAATAGTGAGCATGCGGCGACTGGTGTTGCACAGGTGGTGCCAGACCATACGAGCCTCAAGGAGATTTTCAATGACATTCCCCGCGTTTCCTGTAACGCCTCTGAAACCGATAGGAACTACGGACTGGAGCGCTTGCTGCCCGATCCTGAAAGCGTAGCTGCCATCTTAAATAATTATTACGAAGACCGCTCTGCCCTGAAAAAAGTTGGTGAATGGTGCTATGACCGTATTCATGAAAAGCAATTCACTTGGCCTGTTATTACGAAAAAAATGCTTGGCATCGTAGATGAAGTGCTCAGCATGCAAGGCAAGGAATCATTTAAAGGCTTTGGAGTTCCCGCAAAAATCGTTTAATCATCATGCAAATTTCACAAATCTTTCTTTCTGATAATGGTGCAGAGTTGTCACCATTCTTAGAACATGCCACTGGCACTGTGCGTCAAGCGTTTCCTGAAGCAGAGTATCAAATTTACACAAAAGAAAGCCTTCGGGCTTTTATTGAAGCTAACTATGAGAAGGAAGTTCTATGGGCCTACGACTGTCTAAAGCCCTATTCGTACAAAGCCGATCTTGGTAGATTCTGCTTGCTTAATAAGCTTGGAGGGTGGTATATGGATATTGCTGTCAGGGTGGTGAATCCAGTGGAAGTGGGACCACGCATTGAATTTTTGGCGTTCCGTGATATTCAACGCTTTAGCTACACCACTTGGGCGTGTGCGACCACTGTTCTTTATTCAAAGCCTGGCAACATAGCACTGACCACTGCCATTGAAATGATAGTCAACAACTGTCACGAACAGTACTACGGAATCACTCCATTGTGTCCCACTGGTCCAACATTGCTGGGCGCGGCTCTTGCTGCAAATGGCGGCAATGCTAATTTCGTCTATGGTGACTATCTAGAACTGACGCCTACGTACGAACAAAAGAATCGTGCCTTTGTTTTGCCTGATGGTACGATTATGGCATGGAGCAAGCCTTCAGGCGGTGGTGACTTAACTGGAGTGGGAGCCAAGGGCGTAAATAATTACAACGAACTTTGGGCTGCGAGGCAAGTGTATGCAACCGTCTGATTGCGCTATTTACGCAGTGTGTATTCCTGGCGAGACGGTGCGATACTCATCCCGCGCCCCATTGATTCCCATCATGGGGGGAGCATGTGATCTAACAGAAGAAGAACGTAAAGAGTTGCGACAAAATGGTTACATTTTTGACGACGAAGGGCAAACATCTCTTTCTCCATTGAACTCTCAATTTGGCGAATTATCGTGCATTCAATGGATAGTAAATAATGCCGAGCAGCTAAATATCGGTAATGCACAGTATCGGCGTAACTGGGTGGAACCAAGCAGCACTTGGTACAGCGAAAGTACGTTATATGTTCCAGAATTTGCAACATTTGGCTGTAGTCTTGAGCAGCAATTTTATGGTGGGCATTCGGCATTTGATGCACCATTAATTACTAGGGCACTAGCTGACACTGGACAGTGGCTGTTCTCCCGTGAGCAAATTGACAAGATTTGGGCGCAAAATATGTTCATTGGATGCAATATGGCGCGTGGTCCACGAGCAGAATATCGGCTTTTCATGACAACACTGCTTAACGCCTTGTCTCCAATTTGGGAAACGCATAAAAACGCATTTCTTCAGATTGAAGGCTATGACAAAAGAGCTATTGCTTTCATTGCAGAGCGTTTAATCACTGGCATGGTTTTATACCGGGATAGGCTTTTCCCCGAGATGAACATTGGCACTGCCCCCATCGGCTTTATTAAATAATCATGGCTCACAAAGAACAATCGGACTACATTACATTGCTTCAGACCAAGTTCCCTCTTGCCTTCAAGGGGGAAAGGACCCTAGAAGTAGGAAGCTTAAATATCAATGGCACAGTGCGCAATGCTTTTACTTCTCGTGAGTATGTGGGAGTAGACGTAGGGAATGGGCCAGGGGTGGATGTTGTTATTAGTGGCCATGAATATGACAGCAAAAAGCCATTTGATTGCTGCATATCTTGCGAGTGCTTTGAGCACAATCCTTTCTGGAAGGAAACTTTTTTGAATATGATTCGCCTTTGTAAAAGCGGAGGGCTTGTGGTATTCACTTGTGCTACCACTGGCCGTCCTGAGCACGGCACTGAACGCAGCACACCACAGGACAGTCCTCTGACCATCGCCAAAGGCTGGAGTTACTACTTAAATCTGACCGCAGAGGATTTTAGTTTTGTTGATTTTGACTCTATTTTTACTGATTATGAATTCAGTGTTAATCCCCAGTCGTGCGATTTGTATTTCTATGGAGTAAAGGTCTAGACTGAGAAAAAAAGAGTCATGACTAACAAGCAAAAACAGGCCAAACTGGCGAAAGTGATGCGAGAATTTAAGGCTGGCACTCTTAAAGGGAGCGATGGCAAGCCAATTGTCAGTCGCAAACAGGCGATTGCCATTGCCATGTCTGAAGCTGGCATGTCAATGGAAGGCAAAAGTGATGCTTATGTAGATGCCTATGTGGATGCTATGTGCTGCATGGAAGAAGAAGGGGAAATGGAAGAAGATATGATGGATGAAAGCTTAGGAGAGAGGCGCTGTAAAGCTTATTTAGGCACCGTCAGGAAGAATAAAAAAAAGTAGGCAGGGGCGACGCTGAGTCGTTCGCCCCTCCATCGTCTGTAAGAGCTGCAGCGCGTCGCGGCTTAGAACTACGCAAGAAATATGGCAAAGGCGGCCTGACAACGCAGGAGGCTGGAAAGCAGGGCATTGGCAGCGGCGTTGCAAGGGCTGGTGATCTTGCTAGCGGCGGCGGCATAAGCTTTGCCACTATTAAGCGTATGGCAGCGTTTTTCTCTCGCCACGAGAAGAATAAAAGTGGTGGCGAAAATGACGCTGGCTATATCGCCTGGCAACTATGGGGAGGAGACGCGGGTAAGGCGTGGGCCAACCGCATCATTAGGATGGTGGAAAGTCGCCAATCAAAACAGTGAGTGAGTACGTCCGCGTAATTGAAGAAGAAGAAGAAGGCATTGGCGTGATGAAGGCTCTGGCCATTCTTTCGGCCAATGAGCATCGCAATACTTCTCACTGGCGCCTTGTCGAAGAGCAGCATTTCAAAAATGGCCGCCTTGACGAAACGCATATTTTTGTGAAGAGTTATTACGAAAAACCTGACGAGCATTTTGAGCCGACGAAGTTCCTCACTTTTGAAGTGGAAGCAATGGCAAAGGCCTATGTCATGGAAGGTATTGAAAGCCAGCTTGCAGATTTGCGAGACGACGAAGAGGTTTAATTTTCTACTGCGGAAACCACAAACGTAGGATAACCGAGCAGGTACAAAATAGAAAGCTGAAAAATAGAACTAAGAATACGAATTTGGGCGCAGTCAGGGGAGATTTGTCCACGTTCCATTCGTGAGATTGTAGTTTGATCACAATGAAGCATTTCTGCGACATTTCCCTGTGACATTCCAGAGTTTAAACGAGCTTCTTTCATTCTTTCTCCGATAATCCGCCTACTTTCTTGAATGGTGACAATGGGCGCTTTGAGGCGCGTGGTGAGACGGCGATGCTGAATGTGCTGCATTTTTAGGCGAAATAACCTATTTAAGTCTATCTCGCATATGATTAATTGATAGAGTATAGGCATGAGCGACACATGCTTTCGTTACGACGTAGCGCCGATTGACAAGTACGAGCTAACCCCCGAAGGTTATCTTCGTGCTTGGGCAACCATCGCACGCACTGGTGTACAACATTACACCGATGCAGATGGCTCTATTCGCCGTGAATATCGTCCCGAAGCGGAGGTGGCGTCTCCTGAAAGCTTGGCCTCATTTGCGGGCAAAGCAATCACTCTTGAGCATCCTCCAGTTCTCTTAGATAGCGCCAATACAAAGGACTATCAAGTGGGCTTTAGTGGCACTGAAGTGGTGTATGACAACGGCTTTGTCCGTGCCGTCATGACTATCACTGACAAAGATGCCATTGAGCGCATTATGCGTGGTGATGCGAAGGAGGTCAGTGCTGGTTATCGCGTCAATTATGAAGCGACGCCTGGCGTTACTGACAGTGGTGAGAATTACGATGGCATCCAAAAGGAAATCAACGGAAATCACATTGCTGTTGTGCGCAGGGGCCGCGCTGGCCCGCAAGTGAAGCTCCATCTAGATCGTCTGGATGCTGCCGATCCTTCTCTAATTTCTCATATAGAGGACTCATCTATGACTGCCAAAGTCAACTTTGATGGCGCCGAGTTTGAGGTGAGCGAGAGCGTAGCTCTGGCTATTACCAAAGAACGGGAAGACGCCAAAATGTCCTACGAGGACATGAAGAAAATGTACGATGGCATGATGTCCGAAGCTTCCAAAATGAAGGAAGAAATGGACGCCATGCAAAAAGAAATGAAAGGTAAGTGCGACTCTGCCGAAGGGCGGGCCGATGCCCTTGCCGAAGAAGTGGAAAGCCTCAAGCTTGACCTTGACGCTGCTAAGCAAGTGAACGTGGACAGCCTTGTTGAAGAGCGCATTGCTCTCATTGACAAAGCCCGTACTTCCCTTGACTCTGCTTTCGACTTCGCGGGCCTTTCTGCTCGTGAAATCATGGAAGCTTCTATTAAGGCCGTGCGTGGTGACGCTGATCTGTCGGACCGTTCCGACGATTACGTGACCGCCATGTTCGACACCCTGGTTGAATCTGCTCCCCGTAGCGACTCCGCCGCCACCGAAGAACTGCGCAAAGCTGTTGCTTCCATCGCTTCCCCCATGTCTGCTCCTTCGTCCTACATGGACAAGCTGCAGAATGCTTGGAAATCCCCTCTCTCCGTCTCTAAGGAGCGCTGACCCATGGCCGTAACTTTTACCACGTCAGGGACCGCTTCCGCTGGCGGTGTGCAACAGAGCTATGCTCTCGTTCACGCTGCGCTTCTGGAAGGCCAACTTTCTGACATCCGCGACAACACCATTGGCACCTACGTCAACGAAACGGCAGTTGTCCTGCCTTTTGGTGATGTACAAGTTTATAACGTTGCAGGCACTGTTGCCAATTCTGCAACCACCATTTCTGGCGCTTCTGACACCGTTCTCGGCGTCAACGTGCTCACCTATGTCGATGAAACCGCTCTGAATGGCGATAGCCGTCCTGGCGTGAAAGTCGATCAAGTGCTGAACGTTGCCAACGAAGGCGCAGTGGCCGTCTACGTGACCGGCGCTGTTACTCCCGCATCGCCTGTGCGTGTGCTTTATAGCGCAAGTGGCACTGG